GGCCAGCTTTGGGGCCAGCTTGGGGGCCAGCTTCGGGGCCAGCTTCGGGGCCAGCTTTGGGGCCAGCTTGGGGACCAGCTTTGGGGACAGCTTTGGGGCCAGCTTTGGGGCCAGCTTTGGGGCCAGCAATTACGCTTTACGGGTACGTGGCATTATGGATCGTGGGACGCCGGATATTGGGGTTTTTACGAAACCGGCAGACGCCTCGGTGTGACTTACGATGACAAGTCGGAAGCCGCCCTTTTCGATCACTGCGAGATCGTTAAATCTTGCGGGCTTGTTTACCCGTTTGAGAAGTTTTGCATCATCACGGATAGGCCCGAAATTATCAAAATCGATGATGGTGCTACTCTGCACTGTGAGGACGGTCCGGCAATTCTGTACCGCGACGGCTATTCGCTATTTTCATGGCGCGGGGTTCGCATCCCCGGAGAATGGATCGAGGACAAGGCTTCTCTGACGCCGGAGATCGCGCTACAATGGGAAAATGTTGAACAGCGCCGCGCTGCATGTGAGATTCTGGGGTGGGCCAACATCCTGTCCAGGCTTGATGCTGTGACTGTTGATAAGGACGATGACCCTATGGTTGGTGAACTTATCGAGGTCACGCTACCCGATAGTGGGCGTGAGAAATTTCTACGTGTTTTGTGTGGAACTGGCCGAGAGTTTGCGCTGCCGGTGCCACCTGAAATGACTACGGCACTCCAAGCAAATGCTTGGACGTATGCAATCGACGATCTATCAATTTTTAAACCGGAGGTACGGACATGAAACAGTTTAACCGCATGGCAGCTCAAGGCGATGTCATGTTTATCAAGATCGACGCCATCCCTGATGGTGTCACCGAAGCCCTGCCTGAACCTGATGGAAACCACGTCATCACTCATTCCGAAACCGGCCATCACCACGTCATGAACGCCGCGCGCGTTAAGCGGTTCTTGCCCAACGAAGGGCAGTCTGGCGGTGGCGGCATGGTGTCGTATATCGCGGTGAAGGAACCGACGCCGATCACCCATTTGCGTCCTCACGACACCCATGCGCCGATCATGTTTGGTCCCGGTAACTATGAAATCCGGCGACAACGTGAATATACCCCGCAGGGCTGGCGTCGGGTCGAAGACTAATATTACCGTCACACAACATACGCGGCCCCGTTTAACGATGGGGCTGCGTTTTTATTTCTGTTCCCGCGTCCAGCGGCCTTCGGTATCCGATGCCCATCCTGCACCTCGTATGGCCTGCGCGATCCGACGCTGCGTCGGCTTGTCCAGACGCTCCGGTTTCAGCCCCAAGGCGTCACGGGCAATATCAGACATCGTGATAAACGAAGATGTCTGCAACGACATATGGTTTGAGATCAAGGATTCCCATTCGTCTTTTTCGCGCCTGGATTCTTGGATTGCCTTCGTTTCCTGCTCCGGCATTTCCCACCATGTTTCACCACTTTTAAAACGCGCCACGGCTTCGGCGAATAGCTGGTCTCGATCCCTCTTAATCATTTCAAGATCAATCTTTCCACATCGTATCGGAAAAAACCTGCGCCCACCGGTGGCATCTTCGAGGTATTTGTGTTCGTTGGTGGAGCCAACAAAAATACACTGCCTCAGAAAATCCATAGAGTGTCGGCCATAACTTGGACGGTATCGGTCAACGCGGCGGGAGAGGACACCCTTGATTCGTTTGTGATCTGCTTTGGAAAACGAATCCAGTTCGGCGATTTCGATGAGCATCTTGCCCGGAAGCTGCTGAAAGAAATCTTTGTCCGTGATCGAGGTGCCGGATTCGGCAAACCAGTCGCCGCCGATTTCAAACAGGGCGCTTGATTTCTGGATGCCCTGCATACCTTCTAGAATAACCATGTTGTCGGCCTTGCAGCCGGGTTGAAAAATACGTGCTGCCAAGCTGATCCAAAAATTCATGGATGCGCTTTCCGTGTATTCGGACGCATCCGCCCCGAGGGCATTTGTGAAAAATGAAAGTATTCGTGGACGCCCATCCCACGTTAGGGACTCCATCCATTGACGTGGGGCATTGATGGTATTTTTCTTCGCCATCAAAATCATGGCGGCGTTGGCGGCGGTGTCTTTGAGAAGGCGGATTCCGAAGTCGCGTTGCAGGAACAGCGTCAGTCTCAGGGTGTCGTGGTCGTCCCATTCTTTTTCTTCGCAATCCCATGTCGTATAGACACGGTTGGAAAATTCGTCGTACCAGAAGGCGTCCTTGAAATCCGGCCATCGTTCTAGGACTCGTACCGCGTTATCCATATTGGCTACGGGGGTTCCCGTGGTGTTAAGTTGAAGTCCTGTTTCATCCCATTTCGCTTCGAGCGTGACGGCACGTCCACCCGCACGCTCAGAGCGCGGCGCATCCCCAGCAGCGCCAGCGGCGTTCTTCCGTTCCTCGCGCTCCTGTCCAAGGTTTACGACTTTCGCGCCCTTCCACGGCTTTGCCAGGGGCTTGGCCCAGGCCACGAATTTCGTCCAGTCCATGCCATCGGCCAGTGCATCTGCGGCGTCCCATCCATCGGCGCGGCTGGTATCGATTCCGACTTCGAGCATTTTTATATCTGGACAGTTTGGCCCAAGTATCGCCGCGATCTGGCGCATCGCCGACGGACCGGGCTGGTAATCGTAGGGTAGGATGTCACCGATCTTGAGGCCGTGTTTCTCGGCATCGGCTTCGGTCTTAATCAGGTGACGGTCGGCGTCCGGCCATATCAGTATCTTGCGTCTAAACAGGGTTGAGAAATCAGTCTTCTTGATGGCTTGGGCACCGCCGCACCACGTTGTCACATGATAGACGCGGCCAGCGATCTTCATCGCGGCTTCACGGGTTTTCTCACCTTCGACGAGCAAGATCGGTTTCTCCGGCTCCGCCATGATCTGCGGCAGTCCGACCACGGGGCGCGGATACGGGTATCCGGCGCTGGCCCATGCCCGTTTTTCAGCATCCCATGACCATGGACGGATGATCTTACCGTTATCGGTGTCGTGACGGGCGACGTAGAACAGCGCCAGCCCGTGGGCGTCACGATACGGGGTAAGGATGGTTGGTTTGGCACCGTTCAGAATACAGGTAGGTGGCGGCGTATTCTCCGGCGGTCTCCCGATGGTCGGCTCCGGGGCGCGGGCGCGAGGTGGTGTCCCAGATGGGGCAGACACCCCGGCCATACCGGAGAGTTTTTCCACCGCTTGCGGGAATGTCAGCCGTTCGGCTTGTTGCAGCCATTCGATGTGATCGCCGTTGGCCCCACAGCCGTAACAGTTGTAATGGTCGTCATAGACCGTGAAACTAGGAGTTTTTTCCTTATGAAACGGGCATAATCCCTTGAGGTCGGCACCGTCCTTGGACAGCACGACATGGGAACCGATCAACCCGGCCAGAGAAACCCGTGCTTTAAGGTCGGCGATGAATTTATCATCGTATTTTGGATTATCAGCCATGCCGCACCCGTAGCGCGACGGTAAGGCCAGCCCAATATGAGTTCAGTAATTTTGCCACGGTCCCTCCCGAAACTCCAAACCTACGCCGTTATCGCGGCGATGGCACTGAGAATATTTTCACCACCGAGAATGCGTATTAAATGATCTCTGGCCTCTCTTTAAGAAGCGGTCCTCCATCAAATTTTCCAATACTAACGCCTAGATGGCGTAATTTGTTAGCCAGACAAATAGTAAATCCGCGCTCTTGAAATTTACGATCAAGATCATCTTCAAAATAATCTTCTGTAATGTGTGCGTAAAATGCATCCTTAACTGCCATCTCTAGTTTGACGAATGAAATTTCTTCATCTGTATGTTTCATTTAACTTTCCTTTTCACGTATTTAGTGCAGCGATTGCCAGAGCGATTTTCTCCATGGCCTCGTCCGGAGAACGGGCGATGATGGCGATACCCCCAGCCGCGTTTACGCGGTCAATGAAATTCTGCTGTACGTCGCTCACCTTTCCGCGCGGTGTCTTGACCTCAACGGCACACAGGATGGCTAGATCGCGCCCTCCTATTGACACCGTGACCCATCCAATCAAATCGCTTGAACCCCTGCATAGGCCAGCCCGCAATGGTCTAGGATCGATGAGCGTGACTTGTGTTTTGGTGCGCCTGATAACTTCACCAACCCAGGCCAGTCCCACGTTCTGGCGGAACAGGCGGTAGCCCTGTTTCGTCGCCTCGATCTGGATGGCGCGGGAGATGTCGGATTCTTTCATTCCTCGGTCTCCGGCTTGGCTGGCGGTGGGGTAAGCGTGAGCCAATGGGTGGCGGAATTATGGCCTATGTCACTCATTGGTTTTCACCTCAGATTTGATGGCATTTAATAAAAGCGATTCGGCAATCTGGCTTGCCTTGCCCCTGCATTCGCAAACATCACCGAGTTCGCAACTTTCCATTTTTTCACTCGGGCAAGTCGCGGCACCGATCCAAACGCCTAATTCTTCAACCAGATTGTTGTAAGCGCAAACAAGAGCACTATGCGTCTTTAAATGTTCTGACAGGGCTTGGGCATATGAACACCAGTCAGGCTTAAACTCGCAAGACGGGTCGTTATTGTCCTCTACCCATTTGCACCCGTGCGGTGGAAATTGTTTTTCACTCGTTGGCTTTACCCTTTTGCCTTCTAAATCACTAATATTCCCTTCAAACAACACCGTGTTGACACTCATTTTCACTTCCTCCCCTCGCTGTTTTCCAGCGTCTGATAATAAAACGTATGCAGGAACCCCAACGGCACGTTCTCAGGGCCACCCATCATCCAGAGCCACAGCGCACGACCGGAACGGCCATTGCCATCCATGAAGGGGTGTAGCGTTTCATAGAGGCAATGAATTTCCCACGGTGTTCTTGTCGCGTTGTTTTCGTTCCAGAGAATTTCTCGCAGACGATGAACGACTTCGTTACCGCCCAGAGGCGGCGCATATTTCCCGACTCGGCAATTCATTCCGAGTTTATCACGCAACGGTTTTCCGGGGGCGACGACGGCAACAAATTCAGTCAGCGTCAGAACCGTGATCTGCGACCTAGACAGTAACCGTTCATGCGCCGCGATTTCCTGCGGCGTCGGTTCCCGCAGGATGCCCTCGATGCGGTTGCTCTCACGGACGAAGTTTCGTAGCGCGATGTCGCGGGCGGAGTCGAGGGCGACACGTTCTAGCGGTGCAATCGGTTTAATAATATTATCCTCCATAACTCACACTCTCCCTTCCTTCTTCGCGTTTCGCTTCTGCATCTTGGCGACAAAGACGTGCGCCGCCCAAGACGGTTTCTTGTTCGTCTTCTTCGCCATCCTCAACAGGTATTCAAGTTCTTGGACGTTTCCGCCCAGCCGATTCGCCAAGTCGTAGGCAGCCTCGACGGGCTGCATCCCGGCACCAAGGCTGGCCTTAAACGCATCGACGTGTTGGCGCTTAAATACGGCTGGATCAATCTGCTGCAACTCGCCTTCGACGTAATCCACGGCGCGGCCTTCGACGACAAACGGGGTGCCACAGAACCGGCACACCGTACCGCCCGGTGGTTGCGCCGCGTAGCAGCCCGGACAGAGTTTAATTTTAACCTCCGACGCTGCGGATTTTTTCTGGCGACCTTCACGACCTTCGAGTGACCATACCCGTTCCTCGTCGGGCAAGCCGTGGCGTTGCACGTTTCCGGCGTGATCCAAGATGATTGCAGTTTTACCCGGAATATATCGCAGCGCCCGCCCACAGAATTGCAGCCACAGCGTCAGCGATTGCGTCGGCCTGCCGTCGATGACGCACTCCACCGTTGGCACATCGACTCCTTCGCTGAACAAATCCACGTTTGTCAAGACCTTTATGTGCCCGGCTCTAAAATTCTCCATCGCCGATTCGCGTTCATTCGTCGGCGTGTCGCCGTCAACATGAACCGCAACGATCCCGGCGGCGCAGAACTGAGCCGCGATATGTTTGGAGTGTTCAACCGAAACGGCACGTAATATGGCGCGTTTTCCAGCGGCATGTTTCTGATAATGCCGGATCATGTCTCCGGTCACAGTGGGCTTGTCCATTTCAGCGGCGAGTTCGGCCTGCACATAATCGCCCATGCGGGTGTGGGCCTTCCTAAGATCAGGTGCGCCCGGCGCGTACAGGGTGTATGGGGACAAATAATTATTGTCGATCAGCCACCGCACCGATGGGCCTTGGATGATGCGTTGAAAATATTTACCGAGTCCCTTGCCATCCGTCCGCTCCGGTGTCGCCGTCAGCCCGATCAGCCATGCGTCGGGGAACGCCTCAATCAGGGCTTCCCATGTCTTCGCCGCCAAGTGGTGCGCTTCATCAATAACGATCAGCTTCGGCCTCCGCAGCCTGTCCCGTCGCCGCGATAGGGTCTGTATCGAACCGATTTGAATCGGATGGATGGAGTCGGGCGCGAACCCCGGCGCGATGATGCCGTGGGGGATGCCGCCGAAATTAAATGTGTTGGTGCTCTGCGAAAGCAACTCACGTCTATGTACGCAAAAGAGCGATGGAGTCCCGCGTTCTGCGGCGGTGCCGAGCATGTTGGCAGTCATCACGGTATTGTGAGTTACCGTAAAATCACCGAGAAGAAATAAACGATCCGGACCCTCTAACTCAAACCCAAAATACTCTCCCAATCCGGCTGGTTCAGCCTTTAACCCAGTTACCAGATGGTCTTTTTTTTGTGCGCGCAGTGGAATATTTAAATGGCGCTTACGCAAAAACGGAATCTCTGAAAAATCTCCGGTGATATAGCACCGATAATAGGTTCCAGTTGCATTGGTATTGGTGCATGTTTTTTGCGTTTCTTTTTTATATGCAGCGAACCCAAGTGATCGGGCAAGAAACAAGAGATCATCAAATAGTTTCTCTACCTTAAATACGACCTCAAAGCCACCCTTAGACAGGTATCCATCGGAATCCAACATTCCAGCCAGTAGAATTTGCCGATTCTCGCGTGATGCGGTTTTATAAATATGCGGTATGTGTTTATTTCCCAACAGATTGTGTGACCGCATCAACGCCTGCAAAGATGAAGAACGTGGTTTATCCATGTGACTAACCGTATTAACTTCGATGCAATTGCCGCGCTGTTCATGAAAACTAATCCGCATACCGATACGCTCTGCATGTCCGCATATCCATTGCACAATCTCTTTATCGCCAGTGGTTATTCCTGATGTCCTAGACGTTCCATCACCAAGCCAAAGGCCAAGAAAATATGGGTCTATAGGAAGATCGCATTCGCCTTGAAAATTAATCGGAGCCCGCCATCCTTTGTGAACGTGGCGAAACCAAGTGTTAGTTTCATAAAAATCACGAACACAAATATTAACAATAGTTCCTTTGCGCGTGTCTCCGGCCTTCTCAGCAGTACGTTTTAAGCTGAGAATATGGGCATCGTTGACGATATAGGAATCGCCTTTGACAGGGGTAATCTTGAAAAGCGGACCAACCCCTTTGGTGACTCCCTTCACAGTTCTTGGTGCGCTATCTGGCCCCATCACCAAGTCGCCGTTCCTGATTTCTTCCGCGGGCACGATTTGCCCATCGTACATCATGACGGGAGTTCCTTTTCCAAGGCACTTTCCCGCCCCTGTCGGAGCGACTACGCACTGGGCACGGATGCCGCTTCGCATACCTGCCCTGACCTCGTTTATGATGTCGGCCTGAAATGGGTGCAGATTCACAGTCATTCTTCGCAGCAGCCCCCGACAAAATCGCGCCAGTGCTTCCATCCTGTCTTGGTCCAGAAGCCCCACTCGCGGACGTGAGGACCGGTGATGAATAGGGTCCATGCGCCTGAGCCGTATCCAGGGTGGCTCCACCTCAGAGCCTCTACCCGATGTGGAGCAGACGCCCACCGAACGACCACATCGCCAGCGGTGCGGCTGATACGGTAGTGCCAGTCACGATCCTTCGGGTCTGTTCCGCGCATCGGCATAACCTCAACATACCCACCTTTCAGCACCACGGACATATTCGCCCAAGGATGGTCGTGCAGTTCCAATGTATCATCGCTGCGCTGGAAGTGATGGATATAAATGTTGAGGAATCTATTCCGAGGAATAATCCACCAGCGCCGCATATAAGGCACCGGAGTCTCGGCCCCGATGATCCAGTCCGGCGGACGGCGGTCGGCGACACGCAGCAGGCGATCCCGCAGAAATGCGGTTATACGTGAGGGGAGTTTCATGGCGTCACTCCACCGGCACGTCGCGGCCAAGGATCAAATCGGAGGCGGTGATGTCCCATCCCTGTTCCGTGGCCTCGGTCAAAATCAGTATCTGCGAATCGGGCGGTATGACACCCATCTTCCGCCATTTGATGACGGACGAATGGCATCGGCCAACGAAGCGCCCCGTGGCGCGGGGGCCGCCGAGGTAGTCGATGACGTATTCCGGTGGTGAGAGATGTCGTGTACGGGTGGGTTTCTTCGGCATGGGTTCTCGGACCGTATTCATTGGCGGTCGAACACCATTCTTCATAAGTTTTTTCTTGGTTTTACTTTCCTTGCTCATTTCGGTTCCTCCTGAAAAAATATCTGGACCGATCATACGGTGCATATTGACAACCGTCAAGACGGTATATATAGTGATCGTGTAATTTGTTTGGAGGAACAGAGAAATGAAAATAAAACAGATCGTAAGCCAACATCGCCGTGACTTCACCGCGATCTACGAATGCGAACACTGCGGCCATGAACAAAAGGGGGGTGGATACGACGATTCCAATTTCCATGAAAACGTCATACCAACGATGATTTGTAAGTCTTGTGGTGAAAAAGCATCTCCAGATTATCGCGCCCTTACCACTAAATACCCGGAAGGATACGTGATATGACCACCTTCATCACCCCGCGCGACGAGGCCCACTGGCTCGATCTCAGAACGACCGTGTTGACATCAACCGAAGTCGCGGCGCTGTTCGATCAGTCGCCGTATATGACGGCGTTTGAGTTGTGGCACCGCAAGGCTGGTCGGCTGGATTCGGCGTTCGAGGAATCGGAGCGCACCCGCTGGGGTACTCGGCTGCAAGACGCCATTGCCATGGGCGTTGCCGAGGACAACGGCTGGAAGGTCCGCCGCATGGACGAGTTTGCTATTCTCGGCGATCTTAGGGCTGGGTCCAGTTTCGATTTCTGCATCGGCGACGAACACGAAACCTGCGTCTGCGGCCATCCCAAGAGCGCCCATATCCATGAGGAGGGTGCCTGCCGCCCCGGCGCTGAGTGTGCGTGCGACGGCTATCGCCTGCGGCCCACGGCCCTGCTCGAAATCAAGAACGTCGATCACTGGATCGCCAAGGAAGGCTGGATCGTCGAGCGCGACGGCACCGACGATTACATCGAAGCACCGGTCCATATCGAGATGCAGATTCAGCATCAGATGTTGGTGTCCGGTGTCCAGAAATGTTATCTTGCCGCCCTCGTCGGGGGCAACCGCATCTTGCTCTCGGAACGCACCCCTGACCCGGTGGTTCAGGATGCCATCAAACAGGCGATCACCGAGTTCTGGCGCAGCATTGATTCCGGTGAAGAACCGGTTCCGAATTTCGAGCGTGATGCCGAGGTTATTTTTAGGCTCCATGGCTACGCCGAATCCGGTAAACTCGTTGAGGCCAGCGATCACGTCTCCGCCCTTGCCATCGAACAGGCCAATCTGGGCCGCGCGATAAAAGAACTGGAAACCAAACGTGACGCCCTGAAAGCGGAAATCCTCACCGAAATCGGGGACGCCGAAAAGGTCACATGGGAAGGCGGCTCCATCAGCGCCGGAATGGTGGCCGAAGCCGAAATCGCGTACACCCGGAAACAGTATCGCGGATTCCGCGTTACCTTGAAGAAACCGAAACCCCCGGCGGACGCCACAGATTAACTCGCCGCGTGACGGCGGGTTCCGCAGATTAACCGTTATCTAACACTTAGGAGGAACCATGAATACCACACAGCAACAATCCCGCCAGCTTACACCGGCGCAGGAAATCAATCGAACCCTGAACATTATGGCCCCTGAATTTCAGAAGGCACTTAACGGGGACCACAAACGTACCGAAAAATTTGTCCGTGTCGCCGCCACCGCGATCAACGGAAACGCCAATCTGTTGAAGGCCGACCGTACGTCACTGTACGCGGCTTGCAACAAGGCCGCAGCCGATGGGCTGCTACCAGACGGTCGAGAAGCGGCGTTTGTGATGTTTGGCAATCAGGCGCAGTACATGCCGATGATGGCAGGCATCCTGAAAAAACTCCGCAACAGTGGCGAACTGTCCAGCATCACGGCGCTTATCGTTCATCGCAACGACAACTTCAAGTATTGGGTGGACTCCGATGGCGAACATCTGAATTTTGAACCCAATATGTTTGCTGAACGCGGCGAAGTCATCGGCGTCTTTGCGATGGCAAAACTCCATGACGGTGCGCTGTACGTTGAAGTCCTTACCAAGGCCCAGGTCGAACAGGTCCGCAAGGTCAGCAAGGCAGCGAACAATGGTCCATGGGTTACGTGGTGGGATGAAATGGCCCGTAAGACCGCGATGCGCCGCCTCTCGAAACGGCTGCCGATGTCAACGGATATGGACGGACTGTTTGGTCACGACGATGATGAACACGTCGTCGCCGCAGATACGGCTCCGGCACCGCGCACGGCCCCTGAGATGCGTGATGTCACCCCAGAGCCTGAACCGGAGCAGCCGAAGCGCCAGAGCCGCGCCCAAGCCGCCGTTGCCGCCAAGAAAACTCCACCGCCCCCCGCCGAGGAACCGCCGCTGTATGACGGCCCCGGAAACGGTGAAATCATTGACGGTGAAACCGGCGAAGTCTATGGTGGCGACGGCTCCGATGGCGGACCCGTTGCAGACGATGAAATCCCGATCTGATACTGCGCGGGATGACCCGGATATCCGCATGAATACAGTTGGGCTTAAAAGTAAAGATGCGGCGGATACGTGCCCCATGCACGGTCCAGATGGCGGGGCTATAATCCCGCCAACATCCTGAGCGTAGATCAGTCTGGTAGATCGCCTGCCTTGGGTGCAGGAGGCCGTTGGTTCAAATCCAGCCGCTCAGACCAAAACGAAACCAGCGTCTGAAATATGGCGCGGGTTTTTGTTTGGTGGTAGAGTGGGGTGTTTTAGGAGACTGAATAATGTTCCAGTGGTTGAGTTGTTTTATCCAGTTCAATCCAAGCCCAGGTCGTAGGCGGTGGGGATTTTCTTGGACGGATCACAATACTATGGTGTGGACGCCATTCTTCACGTTTCATTGGCGCAGAGATATTCTTCGTTCGGCTAAATGGCACATCGTGGCATGGCTGCAAGCCTTAGCATAAAACGGTGTCCGAATTGTTCCACGGGCTGGGTGCTTCCCCCACCGGGCGGTGACAGGCTGCTAAAATGCGTCGCCTGTGACGGTCGGGGTTCGCTTAAACTCCCTGACGTCCACACAAGCCCCGACCGCGCCGTCGCCCTTGACCTGTTTTGCGATCTTGAGGCACTCATCAAGATACCTGGGGGTATCGTCAATTAGTGCGGTTTCGGTTATCTCTCCATTGATCGGGGAAAACCAGATTGCAACTGCGATGAAGAGGTTGTTCATAGCTCACCCTTTATTATTTACATTCTCTTTTAAAACAGCTACCCCTTCTGCTGTAATAATTTCTTCGAAGTGGCAGCCATCAAATTTACGAGCGATCAATTGTTCTTTTGTAATTTCTTCGCCCGTTTGAGTGTCGATACAAACTGCTTTTGTCCACCCGTTACGATAGCAAACGCTACACGGTAAAGCCCCATATCTGGGGCGGCTCTGACGCCCGCTGGATTGCAATTTTTCAAGCCATCTCTTTTGTCCTGGGGTCATGTCACATCACCCTTTCAGCAAAAGGTTTAGGCGTTCGGGGGTGATGGCGTCTTTAACGAGCATGTCAATCATGTTTAGCAGCTTGATTGTTGCCACGGGGTTCATGGCTGCGATGAATTGTGCATCGTCTTTGGCGCTTCCGCTGTTAAGCTGACTTCCCCTAACCCCATCAGTTGTTACGATGAACTTAGAATAGGTTTGTCCTTCGCCTTCCGCTGAACCGCAATCAATAATAGACCCAATGGGCCAAGTTTCGCCCATGTTTTTGCTTTCCTCAACAATCCATTCATGGCAGGTCGCAGCGGTCGCCAACGCCCGTAAATTGGATAGCCATTGTTTATCTTTGTCGGCCATATTTCCCTCAATTCAACGTCGCCAGATATTTCTGGGCGTGTTCCTCTTTGACCTCGGCCATCGTCGGACGGCGCTCGATCATTTCCTTGGCCGCTCCGATAACCTCCAGCAGATTGGCGGCGAGATTTCGAGCATCGTTATGATCTGCGCCGTCTTGGATGGCCCCCATTTCTTCAAATGCCACGGCCAAAATCTCCGCCGTTTTTAGGGGGAACACTTTACGATATGTATCCCCGGCGTTCAGCATGATGTGGCAGTCCGAGAATTTATCGTCGGCATCCCACATCGGGACGATCCCGGTATCGTAGGCTCCATTTTCAATGATGGCATCAACGATGTCGTTCAAGATGTCGGCCAAGTTTTCGCTTCGAGTTTTCATTTCATCCCCCATCAATTCAACGGTTGTTGATTAAACGAATGCAGATATTTATCAACATCTTCTTTTCTTGAGCCAGTGTGCAGTTCAAGCAGCTTTTTGGCGCGCGTTCTCTCCTTATCAAAGGCTTCCGTTAATATTCGTGAAGAACTTACGAGTGGCTTATTCATAGGATTGGCAGAAGCAAGTTTTTCAAACGCAGCGGAAACTACATCTGCCGTACCAATTGGAAATTCTCTTTTCCAAGTTGGTCCGATGTGCAGATAGAGAAAGCAGTCAATAAGGATTCCGTCTGGATCGTAAAAAGGTAACAATCCAATGTCTCCTTCATTACCATTGCCAAAGCCATTGATTATGTCCTTGAGAATGTCGCCTATTGGAGCGTTTTCTAAAGTATCATGTTTCTTCATTTCATCCCCTCCTTGGCGTGGGCTATGGCGGATGCGGCAATTCCGCAGCGTATGCCCATGGCTTTGATGTCATCCTTGATTCTAGTTGCATCGCACAACGCTTCTAATGCCTCCAGCAGAATTGTGTTGAGTGCTTGGGAATGACAAATTTCGATAGCTGCTTCACCGCATCGGCAAGCAAGTTCGTGCGAACTTTCTGTCGGGTTGCTATTTGTTAAACGTTCAACAAGGTCGCTCATTTCGTTTGCTCCGATTTTAGTAATTCCCTGCGGCGTATAATTGAGAGCGCCCTGCCAATAAGCGGCTGCACAAAAAGTTCCGTTAATTTGTTATCCGTATCAACAACAAGTTCTTCTATACGGCGCAGATCGGATTCACTGATTAGTATCCCGCACTTACCAATAATTATTTGGTGGTCCAACACAGGAGGTTCTATTTTATCAGGCGTCTCAATCTTCTTGCTCATCGCTCATACTCCAAATCAATAAAACAGTGACGGATGTTCATCCGGCTTCGGCCAGACCTGAAATTCACACGTCGCCGCACATGGGCTTCCCCAGATACCGACGGCTAGGGCGCGATCCGGTGAACCACCCTTGTTGAGATAATCTTCACGCCAGTCCATGTTGGCCCAGACCGAGGGACGGTGGCGCTCAAACTGGCAACGGCCAACACGGGATGCCCATAATCGCTCCGGCCCGACCAAGGCCATCTCCTGTACGCCAATGGCGAAGGCGTGGTCGATGAACTTTCTGATATGCTGAAACGGTGGGTTCGTCACGATGACCGGAGCCGGAGCCTTGGACGTGGTGAAAAAATTCTCCCCGGTCTGGATGTCTCCGTGGACAACTTCGATACCAGCGCCGCGCAGGGCTTCGACGAAGCGGCCATCCCCTGAGCATGGCTCCCATACCAACCCGCGCATCGGATGCCACCTTGATAGCAGCACCTTGATGATGCTCTGCGGCGTCGGGTAGAAATCGAATGCGGCCCGCGAATACGCCGGGGCGGAGTCGAGATCATCGGTGAACGGGTCGGCGGCTGCGATGTTAGTCATTCACACCCCCCTCCGACGTAAGGCGTAGGCATACCGTCAGGATCACGGGAGACGGATGCGACACTCACATTGCCATCATATCCAGCCGGGAAATAGACCCTCTTGGATGTCCATATGGTGAAGGACGCTGCCCTTACAAGAGCGTATTCGTTTTGGTGCTCAACATCCATCCATTCTCTGCCCAAGATTGGAGTTGAAGGATCGGATGTCCATTGACGCTGTTTCTCAACAGACATCTCCACGATATCTGCAATTTTTTCTCGGTGTTTTCTCATTTCTTTCTTAATATAACTTTTCCATGTTTCAGTCATTTAATTTCACTCCCTACTATATATCACGATGACTGCCTATTTTTCTGCGTTGCTTGGATATGTAAAAATTCTCCAAGGATGTTGTTAATTACCAATGGGCAATCGCGGCCATACTGCTCGATCTGTTGTCTGGCATATTCCACGGGAACGCGCGTGCTGCGATCTGCGGAGTCGGGATCAGACGTGATTTTGATGACGTTCCAAGCATCGCGTTCGGTCACTGCGACTTGGTAAGGAATGGAACCATTATGCTTGCTTGGCGTCCCACCGATAATGATACGAGCATCGACATCGGACACCTGAAAAATACTTTTAATGATGGTGAGTATAAAAGATGGCGCGTGTTCAGCATGGTCGATTATCCACATAATATGGTCGCCAGATACACCGATAAGGCGCTCGTTTATTTCATCGACGGTAGATGCCCCGCTCAATGGGCGCATGTCCATACGCCATATATCAGGGCGTTCCTTGGATTGCGCATATTTTCTGGTGAACTCAAAACGGTTCTGCAAAACATCGGAAACGTCATGCCATTTTTTCAGTTCATTCCAAAATTCATGCAGGTTATGATTGGGGACGCAGGTTACGCCGATACGGGCATCAATCCGCGTCAGCAGGAAATTCCATGCCAGCCAAGCCAGACATGCCGTTGTCCCAACTCCAGCAGCAGCTTGAATTGCGAGACGTGGCGATGACGGAAACGCACGCAAGATTACTTCCTGGCGAGGATCAGGGACTGCGCCAAACAAATCGGCGACCATCTTAACTGGATCGTCGCGGTATGTGATTAGGTCTTCTACTGAAATATCGGACATGTGGTTCCTCCTTTCTTTCTATATCACGATGATTACCGATACGGTGCATTACGTCAACACCTTTTTTTATTTCTGCGCCGTGATACAATACGCCATGACCGACGAAGCCGAAACCGCCGCCGATTTAATTCAATCCGTCTACGACGCGGAAATTAAACCTATCGAGATCGGAGACTTGGAGTGCGCGGTTCAGGATGTTGACGGTACAAGATACGTCGCCATCGGCGGTTCCGACGAGGCCGAGGATTGGGTTCGTAACCTCCGCACCCTGCCGTGGCGTTCCCCGGAACTAAAATGTTTTTGCCACATCGGGTTCTTCAAGTCCGCCCGTAGCGCATATCCAGCCATCCTGCAACGGGTATATGCCGCCGAACGGGTCATCGTCTGCGGTCATTCCAAGGGTGCGGCTGAGGCCACCATCTTGGCGGCTTTATTAAAAACCGCTGGGGTCAACGTGGTCAAACTGATTACGTTTGGATCGCCGCGCGCTGGGTTCTCGGCCCTCGCTAATCGGTGCAGGTTCCCCGTGGAACGATACGTCAACGGCCACGATCCGGTGCCGCATGTTCCGCCGAGCGCTCTCTTGATCCTACGTTACCGTCACGTCGGCGACGAAATACGTCTCACACACCCCGAGAATCCGGGTGGTATCATGGATCATTTCTTGCATCGTTACCGAGCCGCCTTACGACGCCGAGAATAACCGTTACGGTTTCCGTGCCGCCGCCGCCCCGGCTTGGATACGGGCACCTTCCAATGCCGTATCCGCCTTGATCTGGGCACCCTGTAGCGCCGCCTTGGCACCGACGGCACCAGTGATGGCCTCCAGCCCCGCAACCCCCAGCACGGCCCGCGTAACGGCGCTGACAACCTCTGGAACAGCCTTACCCGTCGTTTCGATCAGCGCGTTTTCAACGGCACCCCGGATTTCAAACGCCCGGAACGCCTTAACATCTGTTGCAGAATACTCGACGACAGCACCATCGGGGAACGCGACCTTAAGACCGACAGCGGCCTTCTCCTTGCCGTCGATGATTTCGGCACCACAGATATGTCCGTCGCACCACGTCACCTTGGCCCTGGTTAGGCCAGCATCGTTCTGGGCGCAGCCGCTGAGGATCAGGGCCGCGATAACAGCAACCGTAATTTTTTTCATGGGGCGTTTCCTTGCGCTGGTTCATCGGCCACGGCATCACGTTTCGATTTCAGTGCCGCCAAGATAACATCCTTAAACGCGGATACGATTTCATCGAAGAACCCGTAAACCACGGATAGGCCCGTCGCCAATGCAGCGGTCTGTTCCGCTGTGGCTTGGATTCCAAATTCGCTGCTCAACCACCAAATCAGCAAAACAGCAGACGCGCCGCCGGTGCCAGGGGCCATCAATTTTGAGTTCATGGGTATCTCCATACTGCGGGGCGTGGGGCGTGGTCGTGGCCGGAATCAAGATGGATGAAGGTTTCCCCGATACCGATACCCTGCATCCCGACCTCAAATGCCAGATGTAGGATAACATACCTCTTTGCTCCAGCCAATACGCTTAGATCGGCGGCTTTTCCTTGGGCGTGGGAACCGGGAGATGATTTCTTGCGTTCTTCGGGATGTTGGGGGCACCTGAACCCGCTGGTAACGGCGAGGGGTCCGCTGCGATCCCGCATGGCCTGTAGTTTCGCCATGAAGTCGGCGTCCATATCGGCGCGGCCATCGCAGTGCCCGCACTTGCAGGCCATTTCTTCACGACTAAACGACGGTGTATCCGCAGGATTCCATTTCGCTAGATCAGTCATTTCGATGTCACCCTGTCCGGCATGGGGGTTCCGCTACCCCTCGGTGCTTGTCGCTCCAGCGCTCCGACGCGGCCACCAAGAATGGCGACTTCCTTCTCCAGTTCGCGCCCATCGGCGAGCGGATAAACAGGGCCGCGCCCATCGGCCATATTCTCCAGCCGATCAATCCTCGGCTTCAAGGTTTCCAGAACCGCCAGCCGCTCATTCGCCTCAACCGTCGTCAACAACGTCCACCCCGAAATCCCCAATATAATCGGCAACCCGATAACCGTTAATATCTGATGCGCGGCGCGGAGTCCGACGCTATCGGCAATGGAACGGGCGGAGATGTTTTCGTTCATGGCTGGTTCCTTACTTGGATTTCATCGGTATGCCTAATGCGTTATTTGCTCCTTCCTCAAGAGCATCAAACCCGCGCCTAAATCCAATCGCATTTTGAAGCGGAAACATTCTACGCGCGGCTTTCATATCTGATTCCTTTATATCTCCCGAAGTCACCGATCCTATGATCGTTGCAGCATCCGTAGCAAGCCCTGATGTTGGCCCCAAAAAACTCTCCACAAGATTACGGCTAGCATAGCGGCTCATCTGCGGGGCACCAACCAAACGGCTTACGCCAATAGAACCACGGGTTCCTTTTTCAATCATGTTATTGGCATCAAATAACCAGCCCGTTACACCTGATCTATCAATTCCCTCAGCAACCCATACGGCAGGATCATTGGAAAGTTTTTCATTTGGAGTCTTCAAATAATAAGCCAGCATACCTAGACCAACCATCATCGTAACGCCTGCTACAGCCTTAGCATCGCGTTGCTGAATTGCAGCCATCGTCACTCGCTGCATTGATGATATTGAAAATGATCTGAACTGCATAACAGTTCTTCCAAGTTCAGTTGACAGCAGCAAAGGTTTCTCCTGACCCGGAGTAACAATGACTTTGTTTATTTCCTTAGACATCGCGGCGCGGTATACCCGTGCCGCATTTACGTCTGTCCAATCGTTCGTATTCGCCCACCATATATTGCTATGTTTTACACCATGCTTTGAAAATTGACCATAGATTGCACGCGCATCATCATCGTTAATCCCGAATAGAGCAAGGCGCGCTCGTTCGGCGTTATCAATGGTTCCATTTATCAAGTTCTCAATGGCTTGCAGCGATCTGGTCTGTCCAACGATCCCAACGAATTGTTTCAACGCTGTATTCCACGGGGTAATCAATGTCAGGTATCCAAACGCATTGGTCGCTTTTTTCAGTCCTCTTTCAAATTTTGAATGTCTTCCGAAATCGTCAAAAACTTCCCCTAAATTCATGGCATAGCTATTGATAATCATATCAATACCTTCACCGCTCGTCTTCACGTCCTCTGCGGCAAGACGATATGTTTTCCAATCCTTAATCATTGGAACAATGCCATTTGTAAAATTTCTCATTCCATGCTGAACCACAACATGCCCAATATCAGGAATGGACGAAAAAGTCTGCTGACCAAGAAGGCGAAGATAATTCAAGTCTCGGGCCACTGCGAATGATCGGCTCCACAAGCCATCTGGATTTTTAGGTAGAGCATACGTTCCCCGCAATCTTTCCCAGATTGCCTTAATCATTTCGATGTCTTCGCCCATGTGATCGTGTAATTTTGTTTGTTCTTCTGGTGTGGTTGCTTTTGCCTTTTTATTGGAATAGGCATCGTCGATCTGTTTCAGTTTTGAATCCAGATCAAGCCATCCGCGCTCGGCCATTTCAAGATCGGGGGCCATCGTTCGCGTATAAGCCTTAGCCAATACTGAAATGTCTGTTTCAAGATAATCGACGATTAACTTGGTGGGTATCATAAGCTGGATACCCTTAAGCGGCTTCGCTTTTAGGTCGGGTGTATCATCATTTAAGGCACGCATGAACCCCGGAGCCGAGATTTCAACATCATACGGCAACCGTCCTGCCGGAGTTCCAAGAATACGGCTTACGGTTTGAGCCGCGATATTATCGAGATCGCCGCGCTCCAGACGTGTGTTCGCTGCCATGATGCGCTTGGCGGCGTTCATCACGGAGCGGTCTGCCTGAGACAGACGACCGAACTCACCTTCCTCCCCACTAGCTAAGGCAGCCTCCTTACGCTTTGCGTCGTAAGCCGCTCGTTGTTTGACAGCACCCTTAGCCGCAGCGGATGATTTTCCCTGCCAAGATAAGACTTGTTCTTCCAGATTATCCCTAAGTCTGGCATATTCATTTTCAAGTTCTGCGATGCGTGCAGGCTCTTTAATATTCCCGCTGTCAAGTTCTGTTCTGGCGCGCTCCATATCATCGGAGATCGTCTGTACACGCCCCTGAATTTCAGCCTTCATGGACTGTTCGGACTCATACCAGTCCGTGATTATTTTTCTGAACCCATTACCATCTGATACAATCTTGTCGTGATTATACATACGCATCATGTATGAAGCGGCTACCTTGGAATCCACATCGGCATCCAGAATGCCTTTTTCCACCGCTCTGTCTTTCATGGGATCAAACACGGTTTTACGCATCAATTTTGCTGCTTCGGCGACCTCTATTATGTCTGAGGCATCATCCTCCCACATGGCACGGCCAACAGCGTTCAGAAAATCATCGCGTGTCAATGCGTTTGGAGTGGACAAAACATCCCCTGCTCTAATGCGCGCAAGGTCTCCCATTTTCGCTGCATTTCCTGTGCGATACTTTACAAAAATATCATCAACCCCAACCAATGCTGTATAGAGCGGGTAGTTCCATTGTCTCATTAAGGATTCAATGGCAATAGGCGAAGCCTTACCCTCAAGATTACCCTTGGTCATCAGGGGGTTCTCGGCCAATTCTTGGCCTTGAATACGCGACACCACTTCTGGACTTGTTTGCAGCCGCAGAGTAGGCGAAGTCTTGCGAATCCATTCAGGGAATTTTCCTAGGCCAGCGATGGTTTCTTCTTCCAGAGTCGGCAACGCGCTCTTGGCACCAACCGTACTGCCACCAGAAATGGGCCCACCGCTGTTCGGAATGTTCGATGCAATATCATCCGCCATACCTTCGCTCTGATCCAAGAACCCCTTGGCAAGAGTATCCAGAGCATCCGGGCTTTTGCCGAATACGGCACCGACGCCGCCACCAAGAACGCCACCCAACAGAACGCTTCCCGCTACATTCAGCGCCGATTCCTGTGCCGTCCTAGTTTCCTGTGTCGCCTGTAGAACGCCCTCGGTCGCCAGCCCAGAACCGCCAGCTACGGCACCAACACTTAGAGCGCCAGCCACTGCACGCTCTCCCAATCGACCGACGCGGATCATCTGGCCGCCAACGGGTATCAGATTGATTGGGTCTGCAATACCAGCAATCAGTTCCGCAACGGTTCCCATCGCGCCACCAGATTGCAGCATCTCAGCGCGGGACCGTTCATTATCAATGCGAGATTTTACACGGGCCACATCTTCAAAGCTGTTGGCGTCGATGAAGCTGCCCAGATAATCTTCGTATCCCTTGACATCGGACCACGGATCAAACGAACTATCGTATGGTGTAGATGGGTTATCGTACCCTTCTGAAATAGCCGTAATGGCCGAACCAACCGTATTCTCTCTCTGGAACGCAGCACCCAACAACGACCCAAACGAAGGATCGGAAGCCGCATCGACTTCATCTATTCCTGCCGGGGCCAGCCCTGCTGGCTGTGCGTCATCAAGGAACGGCATAAGGGGACACTCCCTGTAAACGTCTTGCTTCCGCACGTTCTTGTTTAGAAACCCTATCCTCCCTTAGCGATTTTTCTTCATCGATTACCTTTTGTGCAGCCATCATTCTTTGTGGAGATTTTTCCCATGACGGAACCCAAGAAATTGGAGCGCCGTCTGCCTTGCGTATTGTTTGCAACCCACCATTAACCATGATTGAAACCTGATAAGTCGGACGCCCATCGGCACCAATTTTCGTTGGGTCTGGAGTTAGATGAAACATATCCAACGTAATTGGATTTTCAGGATCAATTACATTTTGCGCAACTATCATTTGCTTAGTTGCGGGATTAATCATACCACCCTTGGTCACATCGTACAGCAATTGCTGGTTCATCCATTCGGCATCGGAAGCGGGGTCGTTTGGGAAAACGCCATAGAATTTCTCCGGCGCATATTTCATGTAACGAGACGATCCACCGACTTCCGTCTTTCCCCAAGTTCTGCTGACTTTATCCAGCGCAAATGTCATGGACGCATCCATGTTTCCTGTTTTCTCAAACTCCAGACGAGACAAGTTCTGGAACTCAGCCGACATGATGGGATCAAATGTTGGGTTCGTAAACCATCCCGTACTCATCTTGTCACCGATCCAAGACCTGACCTTGGCTTCCCGTGATTTTGTGTCCGATCCAAGTTGCAGATCGAACTCGGCACGTCGGGCATTGCGAACCGTATCCGTCACCTTCATGGATTCATGGGCCGTTGTAAACGCATCTTGTGGTTTCATGCCGTATTCTGTATAGGTGCCGATAAGATTCGCCATCGTCAAATCCTGTTCGTTAAAATCGTTCAGCAATTGAGGATTTGAGTTTCTCATCTGCCCAACGATGTCGGCGCTGAGAACGGCCTGTTGCGGGTCCATGCTCCGCAATCCGCCTCGGACGATCTGCTTCAATGGTGTCGGCACGATCCCGACATTGACGGCGTACTGAACGCTACGGCTGACGACTTCAGCAGGAGGAATTTTGCCCCATGCCTGAGAAGTCATCTCAAAATGAAGATCAACGTCCTTTTTGTCCTGATCCGTCTTTGGGTCAAGGACGCCGCCATCATTCAAAATACTCTGAACCCGCGCTATGGAGCCGGTAATGGAGTCCTGTTTTTCCCTATTTTTATCGAGAAGAATCGTGAACTGCGTCCTGTTGGCATCGCTGATGTCGCCGCGCGCCCATGCGGATTCAATGTCCATGTAATTTTTCTGACCACGATTTAGTTCAATCTCGAATGTGGACGTGAACTCGGATTGGCGCTGTATCTGTGCGCGTTTTTCTTCGGCCTCAATCGCCGCCTGTGTTTCGTAATATGTTTTTATTGTGGCGCGGCCTGCGACTTTTTGGTTTGCATTCAAATCGGTTCGGGCATCAAGACGCTGCAACGCACCCGCACGCGCCATGCGCGCCGTTTCACCAACGGGCATCGGCTGGTTATCGGTTCCTGCGGAGAGGACCATTTCTCCATCTGGCACATCTACACCAGCCTTTTGAAGTCTTTCCATTACATCAGAGACGTATTCGGAAACTCGTTTACCGTTGCCATCGGCGCGATCTTCCTTCCAGGGAGTCTCGCTTCCTGCTTCCGCGACATTTCCCGTACCAGAGAAATATCCAACGAATGCCCTTCTAACATCATTGTTGTAGCGACCCATGTAATCTTCGATGATGCGCTTGCTAACGGCGCGATTATCGGCTGCATTTTTAATATCTTCGCCTTCCTTGGCGTACATCTTGAAAGTATCCGGCGTGATCTGTCCGGGGCCAACGGCACCATCAACGCTGGTCTCGACATCATCATTGTTGATGGATTCCTGCTGCAAGATAACATCGGCCACTTGATCTACCGTGGGAGCCGTATAATAACGCTCCTGTTCCTTGTGAAGCTGTTCCGCATAAGCATCCGCTTCCTGCGGGGTATTAAATTTCCCAAGGTGGTTCCCGGTATCTTCGTACAGCTTAATGGCGTCCTCATTGGAGAGAATTTTTCCATCATCGCTTACGGTTGGAATAAGAACTTCTTGTTTCCCATCATTGAAGGAAATGGAGCGAACCGTGCTAATTGAGCCGTCTTCATTTTTTACGCGCGGGCGGTTAAGAAGGTCGATGTTTCCTTTTTCGACGAGACCCTTAACTTCCTGCCCCTGCTGCTGCATCGGAGCGGGGCGCTGGTCGAATATCGCAGACATTCCAGCCTCTGCACCAACCTCTTGGTCGTATCTAGAACGAATAGGATTTGCGGTTTCATCATACGATGCACCAAGAATTTTACGATTCTCAGGGGTGTTGATAACATCCCACGCCACCGCTGGGTTTTCTACCGACATGGCATCAACGTAGGTCGCCAAGGAATCCCGTGCGGCATTATCCACAGCCTCCATCCACACCGGATCACCGGGTTGCGCACCCTTCGTCAGTTGAGCCAGTTTTGTATAGGCGTCCGTCACTTCCTGTGACGCCTTATAAACCATGTTGGGATTTTGCCAGTTGGCTCCGATCTCATGGATGCTTGTCTTCGCACGGGATTTATTGGATTCCACGCCCCACGCCGTCGTCTCCTTGCTGGCATGGCTCCCGATCAGTAGGTTTACATCGCTTCCGTACATGGCTGCTTTACGGCCAAACAGGCTTTTCTGACGGTCATTTTGAAGCCCCTGAGATGTTTGCTCCATCAAGGCCTTGATCTTGTTTTGAACCTCTGGGCGAGCATCTAGGGCGGCGCGGCCTTGAAGCGAAGTATATCCTGTCGCCCCTGTCGTGGCGTCACCATGTAGCAGCGCATTGACTTGGTTTTTGAACTGCAATTCAGCATCATCAGCCGCAATGGTATCGAAATGATCCGCCGCCTTGAACCCGGCGATTGCCATATTTTCTAGGCCAGCCGCAAACGTCTGGAGGCCACGGCCCGTACTTCCTCCGCCGAAGTCTTCCGGTGACGCCTGTTGGCGTTGATAGGCTGACGGCGCGTTGCTGACCCCACCGGGATCAACCGAGGCAAGCCCCATTGCGAGTGATGGCATGTCGGTCATTTAAGACTCACCCAACATCTAAGTTATAGAAGTCACCGACAGCCTTCTGCGGCGATCCTGATCCACTTGATTTTCCGCCAAAACTGTCAAATCCAGACGCCATGGCATATTTTCCACCCAGCGCCCCAGCCCCGGACAGCAGCGTTCCCAGCGCCCCAACCGTACCTTCGGACTCCGCAGCATCGGCGCGCATCTTAGACAATCCTGCTTCGGCCTCAAACCCAGCAGCCTGACTACGATAGCCATAGGCTTCGAGTTGGGCCTTCTGAATGACGTTGGCAACGTCGAGAACATTCGCTTCCCGCGCACCTTCCTCGACATCGGCAAACGAGTCCGATCCAACGGTGACACCACTCGACGCCTGCGCGGCACGGATTTTACCCATCGCGGCACGGCCCTGTAGGGATTCCTGTTCGGCCCGCGCCATCCCGGCGCGTGTCGCGTATTCGGCGTTCTGTTCCGCGATTTTACGGTTGTTCTCGGCGACCTGGGCATTATAGGATGCCGCCGCCGAAGCCGCCTTACCTTGCTGCATCGCACCCATGGCAGAGGTAGCCGTACCAACGGCGCTCAATACCAACGATGCAGTAGCCGGATCAAAACCCATTTGGCACCCTCACAATTCGTTCCTCTTATATCCTAACGGAACACAAGTTCCCTTTCCACTATTCATTCTTAGGTCTTGATTTTCTTTGAGATATTTAGCCAAGTCGCGCCGTCCGATTCGGCTATACGCCTGAGCGCCTTGACCGTCATGCTCACAGTGGAATCCTAAGAAAACAGCCAGTTTCAATGCCGCATCATCTTCGGGGATGACAACGGTCGCCAGTTCGCGTCTGGTCTCCATGATTTCGTCTAGCAGATCACGCAGAATCCGTGCCGTTGCAATAGGATGTTTACGGACTTCATCGGACAGCGCCATCCAGACAAACCCAATCGAATTGATGCCGGAACCCATGACGCCGCCAAGCCCGACCAAGCGGCCATCGATCAACCCGGCGCGCCGCCAGAACGAACCATCGAAGCTGGACTTGATTTCACGGTGGATATTCACCCCGGCATGGGTCAATTCGCGCTGATGTTCATGCCGCAAGATTCGTGCCATCTGCCCGCAGTGCCAAGGTTTTCCTTCGACGATCTCAATCATTCTCCACCACCGCCTTGAACTTTGAGTTGAGGCGTGTCGCCGGGGAAAATCTCTGGGATAATCGCCGACACGTTTAACGGCAACGGCAACGTCTGTTGGATAGCCACCTGCCCCTTACGGTCATAACCGCCCGGTAGCGGAACCCTCAAATCGCCCGTATAGAGTGGCAGCACAGAACTCCCAAACGGAGCCTCGCTCTCGATGGGGGCGTCCTTCATATCGTTCCATTCCGGGGCAACCTGTATCGGACTCTGCGCCGCACCGTCGGGCTGGTTCGCCCCGATCTTGAATCCGGCGCTGGCCTGCACCCGAACCGTGGCGGCGGGAAGTTTCTTGCGCTGTCCTT